AAGTTTTTTGACTTTTCATTTATGTAAATCTTGAAGGTTCTCATCTTTTGGATTCCATAAAGAACTGACCCGTCCCCCTTCTTTACACCCCTTACCCTGAATCCTCCTCTACGGAGTTCCTCAATAGATTTGGGTTCAGATGAATCACAGACCACTTCATAGTTTTTATCTATACCAAGCTCCCTCAATCTAAACATCAGGTCTTGGTTTGTAAGTCCTACCTCGTATAACATTTCTGTTGCGTATAACTTACCTTCTGAATCAACATCAACTCTTACAACCCCACACTCATCAGATGCGTATCCAAAGTCCAACCCGATATAGGTTGCTTTGATGTTCTGTGGTGTTCCTGTGAAGACCTCTGGTTGTTGATAAATCTTCTCACGAGGGGGAACTAACTTACCCTCTGAATAGATTTGCCAGAGTTCATAATCTATTTCTTTAAGTTCTTGGATTGAACGAATAATCTCCTCGGCTAAAAATGGGTTGTCTCTCCAACTTGAAACATACAGAATGGAGTTCTCCTTTTTCTCATAGTCAAACCCCCACCATAGTTCATCTACTTCAGGGTTATAACACGAAATAATGAACCTCTCACATCTGATGTCTAACTGAACGAAGGAGTTTCTGTCTATGGTATTGACCTCATCAACCATTACGATTGTGTGTTTCAATCCTCTCAATCTACCTGTGGTGTCGTCTAATCCTACAAACCTTATGATAGACCCATTCTTGAATGTATAGGTCATATCCACTTTGTTTAGAATACCATCGTCCCATATTTCCATTTGACCCATAATTTCCTTGAAATCCACGAGGATTGTGTTCTTGATGGATACTTGTGTTGAACGAGCGATTGTGATGGATATATGAGGATTTGTGATTGCTTCAATAATCAGATACTGAAGTGCTGAAATCGTTTTACTTGAACGAGAACTACCACGAAGGAAGATGTATCTATTACCCTCACTAACTCCCTCACTAATGTCTTGGAATATTTTAGTTGCTTCTATTCTCATAACTTTTCCAACATTTTATCAAACCATAGGTCAAGGTCGTAATATCTACTATTTGTTCCTTTATCACTATATTCATTATTATCTTTAATACCACCTCCAAAGTTTATATTAGGTTTGGTTATTGTATTAGAAGGTTTTTTTCTATCTCTACTTTTATTAACACTACCATCGTTCAACATATCATCACAGACAAGAAGGTTGGGGGTGAAACGACCTTGAGTATTACATACTAACATTTTGTTTATACCCCCAGTCATAGCACCTGATGTATGTTTTGGTTTATCCTGTTGAACTTTGTTTGCGTAATCTGGTAGGGTCATATCCTTATCATCTACATAAGGTATTCTACAATCCCCAACCCAACACACACCTTTACTATACATTACTTACCTTCCTTGAAAAACTTTATCAGTTCGTCCCTATCAACCTCACATCTTTCTTTTACAATATCCATATACTCTTGTTCCCTTTCAATACCCACAAAGTTTCGGTTGATGAGTTTGGAAGCAACCCCTGTCGTTCCACTACCCAAGAACGGGTCTAATACCCAATCCCCTTCCCTTGTGAATAAGGTGATGATGTAGGACATCAACTTAACTGGTTTGGTTGTTGGGTGGTTGTTCTTATCAACCCCCATATTTTTTTCCTTCTTTGCTGGTTTTGGAACTTGTAGAAACGGATAAGTCATTTTGATATTGTCGGGGAGTGCTTCAAAGTTCAGGACATTGTCAATATAACTGTTTTGTCCGTGTGGTTTCATACCGATAATGATATGTTCCACAGCAGGTTTGGGTTGGAAACCTAACTTACTACCTTCGTATTTCTTTGCGAGGTCTGTTGAAGCAGTTGTTTCATAATGAATACCAGCAGTTGTTTGTTCTTCACTTTGATACGCTCTACTTGTTGAACCACTCTTTTTTTCACCAACAACCTCCCGTTCAGCACCAGCCCTTTTATCTATCATTTTACTTGTATCACTCGCTTTTGGGAACCCTGTATGGTATGTCCAAAGAATTGGTGAAAAACTCATATCAAACCCCGCATCCTCTAATTTCTGTATCATACGATATAATAAATCACTACGGGGTGAGGACATAACCGCAATAAACGCACCAGGTTTCAATACCCTATAACACTCACGGAATATTTCAGTATCGGGTAATGCTTTATCCCAATCCTTCCCCATAAAGTGTAATCCATAACTAGGGTCGGTCGCTAATAGGTCAATAGACCCGTCTTTTATCGTTTTTAAGACATCTTTGCTGTCTCCAAGTAATAAGTGTTGTTCCATTATAAAATCTCTTTTGTATCGTCATTTATTATTTTGGGGGGTATTATATCTACTATGATTTTATTATCAGAGATTTTTTCTCCACCACTTGTTATATCCACCTTCTGTTCTGATGGTCTCCAATCCTGACGATATACATTTTCCATATAGTATTTCCAAAATTGAGAGTTGAGATTCTTTGATTTCCCCTCCTCAAATGCTTCAATCCCCCTATCTATCCACCACTGCTGCGAAAGTTCAAGTGCGAGTTTAATAGTGTCCGAAAACTCGGGGTCTCTATCTATTAGTTTATACATCGTATCTCTTGAGATTTTCAAGTAGTTTGCGAAATGTAGTTTGTTTCTCCCTTTGCTTCCCAATTCAATAATATCCTGTTTCCAAGACGAGGGAACTTTCCCCCTATGAACCAAAGCCTGTAATGTTGTGTATCGGGGTCTTCCCCCTTTATTCTTTTCCATACCTAATAAATATAGTTTATGCTGAAAAAAAATAACCCCCACCTTTTGGGTGAGGGTAGATTTTATTTGTTCTCGATTTGATATACAATCAATTCAAGTTCTTCCTTTAAGGTTCTCCTCTGACTTGGAAATACAGGGAGGGTCATTTCGATTATTTCGTCTGTAGATGTCATAGTAGTTTCTTTGCGTTTTGTTTTCCTTTAGCGTATTCATCTATTTTTTCCAATCGGTCTCCAAGTTCTTTGGTATATCCGTTTTCGATATACTCCTCTATAACTCGAGACATACCACAGAGGTCTTTTAGGTCTAAACAATACCCGCAGGAATCAGACCATTTTAATACGAGTTTGAGTGATGATTGTGATACGATTTGTTGTTGTTGTGTTCGTGCCATTTTGATTTTTGTTTTTTAGATTTGATTATAACGATTGATGTAATTTTGTTTCACTTGTTCTTTGAGTTGTCTTTGTTCTTCTGTTGGAACAAATTGGGGGTGTTCTTTTCTAACATTTGAGATTGCTGCCGCTAATGAATGTGATGATGGAATCTTTCCATATACAATTGCTTCAACAAACTCTTCGATAGTGTTTATCCCATAGTGGTTTGCCAGACCTTGTGAGATGTAAGCCCATAGAACATTATTGTTAGAAATGGTTTCGGGTCTTTCTGTGTAAGCTGATATAATCATCTGCTCTATCTCCATTATTTTTTTGTCGTTCATATTCTATTGTTTATATTATAAATATAATCATCTATAGAAAAAGTCAAGTCCCTTTGGGGACTTTTTATCATCTATCAAATATTAGTTAGTTTCGACAAAAGCCTTTTCAATTTTTTCCATCTTTTTTTTGTAGATGTTTGCGTATCGTTTATTACGACCTACCATATTGAAATACATAAAGAAGGCTTCTTTGTATTCAGGGTCGTTCATCAGGGTTGAGTGATTCTTTGTCATTTTGTTCGTGTGTTATTTTTAGTTCATCAAAGATACAACGAGTTTTTGGACTGGCAAAAAAAAAGAGGAAATATTTTTCCTCCAAATCAAAAAACAACAAAACAAACAAACTAAAACAATTTAGTAAGTAATTTTCTAACCAGTTCCCAAAAAGAATATTCCTTCTCTACGGCAACATATATCTTTTCTATCATCCTAACAGAATCATTCTTCATTTCCATCTCCAATTCCTTCTTCGAGACATAACTCCTCTCTTTGGGATTCCACCTCTTTCCACTTCTAATCAAACTAATATGAGGACGAGACACCCCATACATCGTTGCGATTTGTTGATTATTAAGTTTGGTATTCTCAAATAGATTTCTGATTTGAGCCACCTGATATTCGTCCAACTTATAAGCCCCAACCATTAGTCCTCGTTTTCTTGGATAGGACGCTTCTTTGCCTCCTCACAATCACAATCACTCACCTCGAAGTCAAAAGCCTCGTAAATCCCAAATAAACGGGTCATACCGACTTCTATGTGATATTGCTCTACTAACTCTTGGTAAATGGTGTTGAGATTTTCCCCATTATCCAATCTTTCTCTAATTGAAGTCCATACCTCTTCTGATATGGTTGTGGTGAGTTCGGTGCTTCCCATAGGTTGCCCCCAAAATCTAATCTGTTTCATAGTTCGTTTCTTTATAGTATAAATATATGGAACTTTAAGAAAAGATAAAGGGGAGGACTTTTAATATCTCCTCCCCTTCCATATAAACCCCCAAACGAAATGGCAGTATGTTTTGAGGGTTAAAGAGCTTTTGCTCTGTTATACATTTCTATTCTCTCTGATGGAGTTTGTGGATATGAACCTAATTTCTGTTGAATGAAAATATCAACCAGTCCTAATTCACTATTGGCTAAACGAGTCCATCCTGAACTCTGTATCCTCTTTTCCACTCTCTGTAGTGGGGTTAATTTACACGAACACACTTTATTTAATATTTTTAATTTCTTCCATTTTTCTTTTAACTCCCCACATCAATTCCTCGTAGTAATAGCAGAGTTCATAATTTTCTTTTTGTCTCTCTACAGACAAATTAAAATCTATTTGTGCTAATACTTCGTTGAGTGTTTTTATAAAAGTTTTTTCTTGTCTATAAGATAAGAATAGAACTTGGTCTATCAAGACATCAGCCGCTATTTCAATTAGCCTTTTTCTTTCATCTACGGAAAGATTAAACAAATCATTTACATCAACCTCAAGTAGTTCGTTTTTAATCTTCATACAGGTTTTTTCATTTCTTTTCTGAACTCGTGAAGTTCTTTGTTGAGGGACTCAATCTGTTTTTCATATCCATCAATCTTGTCCTTGAGTTCTTTAATTTCTTCCTTTAGTGATTCTATGGTTTGAGAATAGACCTCCAATATGCTTTTCACATTCTCAATAACGATGCTGTCTGTTTCAGCGTTGTTTCTTCTTGAACCCCACAAATAACCAGCAAAGGTTGAAATGATTGTAAGTAATCCTTGAATTAGATATTCCATCCCAATAAATATTACCTTTTCTTATTTTGATGCTTTTCCATCAAATGATTCATAAAACTTTCTGAATCAGGGAAATTATAAAATCCGATGTTCGTTAGGATATATTCCTTCCATTCTGTCTCTGTCTTTAGTTTGTTTGAGTTTGCTTTTTTGCTTCTACAAGAGGCACACATCAAACAATTACCATACGCATCCACAAAGGTCTTACATCCCTTGAACTTGTCTTTTGGGAGCCATCTATCACATTCACGGCATTCGTATTCCCATTCACCATTTTCATCTATTCGTTTTCTTCGAACGAGCATCTCATCGTTATTTTCCATATCAGTTGAAATTAAAAAAAAGGAGGGGGCGGATTAACAAAATAAAAAAGAAAGCAAGTATGTCGTCCAATCAAAATGGGATAAAGATTGGGTGCCCACTCCAGTATAAAACACGAACATCCATAAATATATTCTATATCAGATGC